CGATTTGCTTTACCAAGTTTTTCTGCCCAAATCATATCCTCCAATCCAACCTCTTCGTGTCTGGCAATCTTGTTACAGATTTCTTCCAGACGCAAACGATATTGAGTAGAGAGCATATTTAATCTCCATATTGGGTTATTTAGCATTAATCATCGATTCTAGATCATTAATTCTACTGAATTCCTCATATGCTTTTTCAGATCTTTCAGATAGAATATCAGAAATATCATCAAGAATTATTTGATTATCAATATACTGATCCAAATACTTGTCCAACGCTTCTTTTAGATAGCGTTTGCGATGCCACTCTGGCGAGTATGGTTTGTATTGTGTCATAACAAAACAGATATATGTGGATGATTATAGAGTATATATTTTAATATGTCAACGCTCAATGTAACTGAGGGTATGTTCTTGAGCATAAAGTTGTTGAATGATAATATCACAACCAATTTTTGGATTACAATCTCCACAGGTATAAACATCAACTGCTGCTTTACCTTCTTCAGGCCAAGTGTGAATACTAATATGACTTTCAGAAAGCAAACAAATAACAGTGACTCCCTGTGGTTCAAACTTTTTTGATATAGTTTGAATCACAGTAGCACCACTAGCTACCGCTGCGTTTTCTAGCAAGTCAATAAGACAACGCTCATCATTCAAAAGAACAAACGAGCATCCATACAGATTAAGAAGATAATGTTTTCCCATTATTCAATTGCTTCAGGGTCTATTCCATATTCGTTAATTAGTTTGTCTATCTTGGTTTCTTGTCCTGATAGTTTTTCAATCTCAAAAAGAGAAGACTTTTGATATTTTTTTAATTTTTTATATTCTTTGATAATCTTATTCACTTCACTGTTTCTAATTTTTAATCTAAATTGCTTATCCCCAGAAGAGCTAGCAAATCCCTTAAATCCATCAACATTCATTTTCTTTTCTTCTTTTCTGGTTGTTTATATCCCCACAATTTGGGATTTACAGTTCCGTACCCAAAATCAATTTTTTGGACAGCACCTTTTCCATACTTGTCATAATACATGTCAAAAAGTTTTGACACTTTAGAGCATCTTGTAAGGTCCATGTATGTTACATCATCAACAATGTACCAGATAAGTCTGGCATCATTGGGAAAGGATTTGTCCTTTGCCATCTCAAGAGTTGTTTTTTCTAAAAGAATTTGACATCCATAGTCAGAAGGACTAATTTCATTTCCTTCTTGACCAAATAGTGCCATATCTTTCTCCTGCTCTACAGCAACTGTCATGAACGACCACCCCAGGTGATATCTGGGTATGCCTGTTTCACATTTTCGTGAGTTATTTTATATTTAGTTGTAAGTTTTTTATCCTTAATAAGAATCAGCACTTCTGCTTCTCTTGGATGAAGTCCACGAAGAAGATTGATGAACATCATCTCCCTACGAATATTATTGAGAGAATCATTGCCACCTTTCACGAAGTGATAGAGATTTTGCCATTCGCGACGAAGAGAGGTTTTGCCTCGGCCATCAAGGTCTTGACCCGTAGCGGACTCACCACCCCTGGCCTCACGCGCAAGGTTCTCAGAGAGCGTTCCAGAGTACACTGACTGGTCTTCTGCGTCTCCATATGGAACTTCACCTTCAGGGAGAAGACTAATCACAGTCTCATCAAAGTTGAAGATAAAGATACTCTTCAGAGAATCGTGCTCATACTTCTTCAGAACCTCTACTGTTTTAGCTGCTGTTTTCTGCTGTGATGCCAAGTCCAATACTTCATACACAAAAGGATTGGGAGGAAGTTCTGGAAGTGCTGTAGTTGTAGACTCTGCTTTGGCCCTAGTAATTCTTGGTTTAGTCGTCGTCGTCTTCTTCGTCGTAGTCATAATCGTTTTCAAATCGTACTGCTAAAATTTCATCAGGAATAATGTTTCCATTCTCATCAAACATCTCTGGATGAGTATAGACTGGTTGGGTATTATAGAAATGTTCTTTTGCTAACCATCCTACCACACCTCCAACAAAAAAGAACATAATTGAAACTAATGTTCCTATAGTGAGAGTTACTGCTAACATCTTTTTTCTCCAGAGACTATTTTTTTCTGATATCTAGATAAAGGTTCAGATGTAAAACAATCTCTCGACGGAAGAGAGAGACCATTTTGCCAAACTTTATCTGAAAAGTTTTGGGCGGTTCTGGCTTCCTCCTCCTGTTGCGTAGAAGCAACTCTACTCCACGGTTAATGTGGGTATCTGACTTATTTAGTGGTCTTTTTTCTTCGTCCAGGTCTTTTGTCATGACTGTACTTCCGTGCATCCTCTAAGATGCCATACAAATAGTTTTTAATTTTCCTTGCTTGTGGTTTGGGGATGTGTCCATATGCTTCACGAAGAAGTTTATGATTATTGTCAGAACCACCTTCAAGATATTCTTCAAGTTCGTTTACTAAATCAGAGAGTTCGTGTGCAGTGTCACTACTAATGAACTCCTCCACTTCGGCTCGTTTTGTTCCACGAACTTTTAGATAATCATAGAACTTCATAACAAATTGTCCTTCAAAGGCATAGTCAATTGCCTTATCAACATCGTTACAAACTTCTTGAAGAGTATTATTCATTAAATTAAATTCTGCTCTTTTAGGTACTTAACAGTTTCTGTACATCCACCGATAATTTCTTCACCCAAAATTACTCTGGGGAAAGTAGATCCGTGGCCAAATTTTAGGTAGAACTCATTGCGATCAAAGTCAACACCGAGTTTGTAAATAACATGTTGTTGTTCAGTTAACTCAAGAACTCTTTGAACTTTGTCGCAATAAGGACAACCGTCTCTAGAATAAACAGTAAATGTCATAATTGAAATTTATTTATGGGTTGAAAATTTTTAAATCAGATTTTGGTAGAGTTTTGACAATTGGTTCTGCAGTATCGTCCGAAATATCTGGGTACATTGAATCAAGATATTCTTTAGAAACTTTCCAAGAACCACCTACACCTCCGTCCATATTAACGACAATCTCATTTGTCGGAAGTGCCTTTGGAGTTTTAATGTCCACCACTTGGGCCATCAGTGTCTTGTTTTTTACAATCTCACGGTTTGGTCCGTCCAGATGCATCACCATTCTTGCGTCTTCAAAAGTACCGCAATCACAAATTTTTTTATGAGTTCTTCGCTCTCTTACTGTGAAGTACTCGTCATTATACTTTTTCATTATTAGGTTGCGAAGGAACTACTGGACTTCTACTTTTGTTTTTAATCACAATGAAAGCATCATTCTGATAAGAAACTGTACCATATGGTTTTGACCACTTTGGATTCGCACTTTCGGTTTGCTTAATACCGCTAAAAGCAACTCCACCGATTTCAACGGCAATATCATCATCAGCAGTCCACTCCAATTTTTGAAGGGCACTATTAAGATGTTCTACCCACTCAGCACTTCTCATTACATTTTCTTCTGGTTCAAGATTCCCAAGCATAAAAAAGAGGGTGATTAACCCTCTCAGTATATCAGAGTGCGTTGCCTCTTGGCAATACTTCCTCTGGGAACACAAAGTTCTCATGAGGTTGGTCTACTGGTGCCATCCAAGCACGAAGGCCTTCATTCAAAAGAATGTTCTTTGTGTAGAAGGTTTCAAACTCAGGATCTTCTGCCGCACGAATCTCTTGAGATACAAAGTCGTAAGCACGAAGATTGAGTGCGAGACCGATGATACCAATAGAACTTGTCCAAAGTCCCATGACAGGAACGAAAAGCATAAAGAAGTGAAGCCAACGCTTATTGCTGAAAGCAATACCAAAAATCTGAGACCAGAATCTGTTAGCAGTGACCATGGAATAAGTTTCTTCTTCTTGAGTCGGTTCAAATGCCTTGAAAGTGTTTGCTTGATCGCCATCTTCAAATAGTGTATTTTCAACTGTTGCTCCATGAATAGCACAAAGAAGAGCACCACCAAGAATACCTGCCACACCCATCATATGGAAGGGGTTGAGTGTCCAGTTATGGAACCCCTGTAGGAACAGAAGGAAGCGGAAAATCGCTGCAACACCAAACGACGGCGCAAAGAACCAACTGGATTGTCCGAGTGGATACATGAGAAACACACTGACAAAAACAGCGATAGGACCAGAGAATGCGATTGCGTTATAAGGTCTAATACCTACAAGACGAGCAATCTCAAACTGACGCAACATGAAACCTATAAGGGCAAAGGCTCCGTGGAGCGCCACAAAAGTCCAGAGTCCCCCAAGTTGGCACCAGCGGACGAAATCTCCCTGAGACTCTGGACCCCAAAGTAAAAGAAGAGAATG